TGCCACAGGTTCTACCAACCCAGGCTCGTGCGCCTGGGCCAGTGAATCCAGCTTTGTTGGGGGATAATCCGATTGATGCTGCGCTTAATGCACAGATTGCGAACCGTCAGGGATAATACCTGGGTCCAGTTCTATCGTCAGTTTGACGCCGTTGCCGCCGAATAACTTAACAAGTTCGTCGCAGTATGCTTCCACATCCTCGATGATCTCCATGTCTTCGGTGCTAGTAGCGAGGTTGATGGTCATGCCGATAAGATCCATGAGTGCTTTGACTTGCATAGGATGCATATCTTTAAGACCAAGGCTTTTAAAGTTTTCAGGTTTCATTCGATTTCTCCCCAATTATCTTTGAGTTCATCGTCTACTTTCGAGGGGACTCGCAAGACATCCGACAACCCGTTTTCCATTATGTCCTTGATTCGTCGCGCTTGGTCGTCGCCCTCTACAGAGAAGCATAACTCATCATGAACGGTGAGCATAGGCAAAAGTCCTTCCGCGTAACAATCTGCCATGGCTTTCTTAGTTTGATCCGCAGCCGAACCTTGGATCAACTTGTTTAACGCCTTGTAAGTAAAGGCTCTTCTCAGAGGCTGACCGTATTCCTTCATCGCCTCCTCGTATGTCAAGGGTTTTTTGTACCCAAATGAACGTGGCTCCCACAGATGGAAACGACACCGCCGTCCAAGCAGGGTGCGTATCTGTCCTGTCTTATCAGCTTGCTTGGTTGCCAACTCCGCTAGGTTCTTAACGAACGGAACCTTTTCACGGTGCGTGGCTAGCAGTTCTCCTGCTTCCTCCGCAGAGATACCAAGCTGATCCCCTAGTTTGCCTTTGCCCATGCCATACATGATACCAAGGTTCACGACCTTCGCTTCCTTGCGGTTGATCCCCGCAATGTCCGCAACCATCTGGTGCAGGTCAACGTCCCCGTTGTGGTATTCCTCGACAATCTTATCGACAATCGGGTGCTTGTGTTCTCCCTTCAGGCTAGCCGCAAAGTGGACCAATAACCTTGGCTCTTGGCTTGAGTAGTCAAATGACCCCCACTTGGTGCCCTCTTCTGGTACGAACAGACCACGAATCAGCTTCTTGATCTCAGGATCACGGGCAGGAATTTGCTGTAGGTTAGGGTTCGAAGAAGAGAACCGCCCCGTTACCGTGCCCCCGTCATCGGAACGTAGCTGATGAAATTCGCAGTGGATGCGCCCGTTGTGTTCGTGCTTTAGGATCGTATCGATGAACGTACTGTCCGCCTTGTCGAACTCTCGCAGCTTCACAATCATCTGTGCAACCGGATGATCATGCGCCGACAGCCACTGTTTGGTAAACGAAGGCACACCACCTTTACGGAACATGTCGTCTTGTTTGTCCTCTGAGGTGGGGTATGCCACGCCCAGTTCATCGAACACCATAGCCACAGATGCAGCCGCCCATGGCTCGATCTTCACGTTCGTCTGCCTGAATATTTCATCTTTCAGCTTTTTGGTCTGGGCCTTGAAATACTTCTTGGCTTGTTCAGCTTTGTCGAGATCGACGCGCACACCAAGCTGCCGCATGTCGCACATCATAGGGATTAGGCTTGTCTCTAGGTTCCAGATGTTCCAGAGATCCTGCTTTTCCAGTTCGATCTTCAGCCGTTCCCATAGGCGCAGGGTCATACCCGCATCCTGCTCGGCGTAGCGTCCAACAAACTGCGGCGGCAGCTTGTACATCTCTGCCTTGGGGTCTAGTCCCCACTCGGCAGCAGCCACACGCAGCAGCTTCTCGTTCTTGCGTTCATCGAGATAGTCCCGACCAAGGTTGTTCAGGCTGTAGGACCAACGGTTCTCGTCCACCACGGCACCCGTAATCATCGTATCGATAATGCGGCCCTCGACCTTGATGCCCTCGGCACGTAACCAACCCAGATCGTAGGTAGCATTGTGCATGATCTTGTCGATATGCGGTGTTGCCATTTGTTTCTGCAACCACTTGAGCGCGATCCTCGCATCCATGTTATGTCCGTTGGCATGGCGGATAGGGAAGTATCCCTCCCAGTCCCCCGCTGCTACGGCTATGCCTACGATGTACCCGTCTTTGCGTACCCACCCTGGACCAAGGGTCGTCAGGTTCGGGTCGCATGTCTCAAGGTCGATGGCGATTTGCTTGTAATGCGTCAGGTCAGGAAACTCGACAGGGATATTCCATGTCAGTTCTTTACCTTGGTTCATCTGGTCGGCAATGATACTATCTTTATCCAGTGACATCACGCTTCCCCATGAATGCTTTCTGTACTTCTTGGATCTTCTTCTCGCGTTCATGGAACTCGGCACCCAGTGCGCTGTATCCACACTTGTCGATCCACGAATCGTCATGATCGGTATCGTGCAACAGCCGTGCCGTCTTTACCCAGTCCATCATCAGCGCAACATGCTGCGGAGTAATGTACCCTCGCGTAGCTTGTGCCTCTTTGATTATGAGGTTCCAACCATCTGCAATGCGCGTGAAGTTATCGTACGCATCGCCGTAGTCCTTGGCCCTCTGTCCGTTGATGTAATCGCCAGCCTTCAATAATATTTCGTCTCTGTTCATATCTTGTACCTGTATGATTTGTCGGACTCTATGAGATATAGGTTCTCTTTCGCCCTTGTGATTGCCACATAGAATATCCGGTCTTCATCTTCGGGGTGCTTGCCCTCGACGCAAGCCTTGGTTGACCCCAAGTAAACTGCTACGTTTGTATCCTCTCCTCCCTTCATGGCATGGATCGTTGAGATCTTGATCCTTGGTTCTTGGTAAATGCTTTCGCCCCGCCGCTCGATGGCGCGGACGTAAATCTTTTCGTCCTCCGACAGCTTCACGATATCCATCGGATCGGTGTTGATGTCTGCAATCAAACCAAACTCCTTGTACAGCTTACTGTACGTCAGCAGTTCGTCAGACCCCGCCGCATCGAGGAGCTTGGTTGCGCCGTGCTTGACCACCGCACCTGCACCACGCTTTGGAACGGCCTCATACAACCGCTTGACCTGTCCAACGTACAGACCTTTGCCCAAGGTCAGATCCTTCCAGAACCCCATGGCTTCTAGCTTCTTCTCCGGTATCGACCACCGCCCCTTGCGGCTGTAGAAATAACCTGCCTCTTCCAGATGCTCGGCTATGTCGTTCACGAACTTGTTGGTCCGCGCCATGATGGTCCACGACCCACTGTCCAAGGGCAACTGCCATAGGCTACCGACCTGAGTGACCAAGCCCTCACGCTCTTGCGGGAAGAACTCCTTCTCCAACCGCCCTGGTATCCGTGCAGAGATATGGTTAGCAAGCTCCCAGACGCTCCGTGGTAAGCGGTAGGACTGGTTCAGCACCTCGACATTGTCTGAGGCGTTAATGAACTCCTGAACGTCCACAGAGGTCCAGCGGTGGATAGCCTGATCGTCATCCCCTGCAATCAGAACTTCGTCCGCATGCTCCGCCATCTTGCGTACCATCTCCCACTGCGCAGGTGTCAGGTCTTGTGCTTCATCCACAATCAACAGGTCCAGACTGGGTGGTTCCACCATGTCGGTGTACTTGGTGATCATGTCGGTGAAATCCAAACGGTTGGTCTTGGACTTGTACTCCTCGATCTGAGCATCGATCTGCACTAGCTTGTTGAAGTGCAGGTTATGATCCCCCTCGTAGTTGTACTCATACTCAAGGCCCTTGCCTCGGTACTTAGAACGCCACACCACCGTAAGGTACTTGGCTCCCGATCCGCCTACAGAAGGGATCGATATGCCGTCATCAACGGAGGTGGCATCCGCTCCATCAAACGCCACCCCCAACATGGAACCGAGTCGCTTGTAATCCTCGCGCCCCATGACATCCCCACGTTGCAGTCCTAACCCGTGATAGCCCGTCGCGTGTAAGGTTCTGAAATGTGGGAAATCGTTTCTCTCTAAATTAAACTTGGCACATGCACGGTCGATAAACTCACCAATCGCCTTGGTGGTAAACGATACAACGCCAATGCGTGATGGATGCACACCCTCTTGCAGCTTCTCTTGCACACGCTCGATCAGAGTGTACGTCTTACCGCAGCCTGGGGGACCCAGTATCAATGTTGCATTAGGTATCATGGTCTTTTGTCATCCAACCATTCTTCAATCTCTTCACGCTTCCAACGGCTCGTCTTTCGATTGAAGTCACCACTCCCAAATTTGTATGGCTCTGGGAACGTACCTTCATTTACCCATTTGTAGATTGCGGACTCTGATACATCGAGCCACTCAGCTACCTCTTTAACTTTCAACAATTTAGAATGGGATGTCATTATCTATCTCCTGTATCGGAAGTGTACCTTCCATGTTCTCGAACGCAGGGACCCACCATACTCGGATCGTGGACCTTGAACCGTCTTCTTTGTTTACGTTTTTATGCCCATGGCAATCTTGGTTGTCGTTCATCTGCTTGAGGATCTCT